GTTGCCCAAAGTACCGGCGGGAATGACATTTAAATAGCCCGTTTTGGCATAGGTTGTATCAACGAGGCCATTAGTATCAGTCCGGCTCCAATCAAACCCCAGTGGGTCAATGTAAGCACTAATATTTTCAGTACCTTCATAGGCCGATAGAATCAGGCGTTTACTGGTATCCCCTTGAGCAAAGTCTAAGCCATCGGGATGGGCGATCACCGGTTGGATACTATCAGCGCTGGCTTGTGCTTTAGCAATAGCACTTGTTAAGCTGCTTTGCATTTTGGCGATCAGGGCGGGGGTCGTTGGATTCAAAGTTCGGTATTCCCCATACGTCACCACGTTGTTAGTCGGTGCGTCATCATGTATTTCAAGTTCAATGACCTCTGCTAGGACCGTGAGCGCAGGTAACATGTCAAAATTCACAATATAATTAGTGGCCCCTAGCATGGGCATATCATCGGGGTCCATAAAGGCTGTTGTAATGGTATATGTGAAGGCCGGGTGATTGTAAACTTTTAGTTGTTCTTGAGCCCAAGTCAATAAAGCACTCTTATTCAAAATATATTCGTTTTGAATTTTGAGTGTGCGATATGGCTGGTTGGCCCCTAACCAATAATCCTGAGCGTCTTGATCTACGACATATGGTGAATCGCCGTTAACATCATTAACGGTGACATCATTTTCACCAGTTGGATATAAGCGGGTATAGAACGCCGTCCGATCTTCTTGTCGTTCAAAACCGGCTAATCCGGCACGATATTCAATCGTCCGGCCTTGCGTTGTATCGGCCCCCACTTGTGCGCTGGCGGTACCGCTATATAGATCCGTTGATTCATCTTGTAAGGTTGAGTAACTACTACTAATTTGTGGCTGTAAACTAGCTACCAAATCAACCGTTTGGGTTACATTGCCATATTGATCAACGACAATATAAGCTCGTATTTCACAATCAAAGCTGGTCACCATAGTACTCAAAGCATCTTGGGCACTGGCAGCGCCACTAATGGCAAAATTAGTTGGATCATCAGTATTGATATTCATGGAATCACATTCGCCAATCGTCCAACCAGAGCTGGCCAACACATATTCAGCCACTTCTTTTAGGGTCGGTGAAATCCAAGACTTATCATCAATATCAATCCCTGACAAATCAAAGGCCAGTTTGTTAGTTCCTGTAAAGGTGGTGTATGGCAAAATTCCACTTGCTTGTTGACCACTTTCATCGGCAATGTTCGTAACCGCATAGCGATAAATCCGGCCATCAGGTCCAGCCCAATCAAAATACATGCACGCATTTTTATCGGCGGCTGGTTTGTATTGATTCAACACCGAAAAGGTGTTCGTATCTTCCCACAGCTTGCCATTATCGGTATCTTCAATTTGACAAGTATAAGTATGACCAAAATAAGGAATACCGTGATTTTCTAGTGTATATGACGCTGTTTCATTCAGATTGCTGTCATACATCGTAATTGTTCTCACTGATGATCCCTCCTTGGCCTAATAAAATACCGATTGATGGGAAATACTCCAACCATCAATTGGATAAAAACTGAGCGTTTTATCAGTGTTGCCTTGTAATGAAAGCCCGGTTAGATTGGAACCCGCCGCTTTGATTAAATGACCATTGGCGCTATTAAATAGCTGGCCATTTTTGTAAATCGTCCCATCAGCTGTGTTCAAATGAATCTCGTCCCCTGCTTCAGCGATCGGTGTGGGTGTCGTCACTTCATCATTACCACCATTTTTAATTTCTTTGACTAACAAATCACACAAATAAATATTATCGTTTTTGTAGCCTTTTACTGGGCTGGCAACATCTTCAGAAATCGGATACTTAGCAATGTAAACGGCACAATTGGCTAAATTAGGTGTCGTATAAGTATCCGCCGTATCCGTATACGAACTGGTGATTGGTGTGGTCCATGCATTCGTGCCGTCACGATTTAATCTCATGATGGAAGCTGTATATTTTTGACCAACTTTCCGCAACGTAATATCGCCATAAAAATTAGTGAAGGTCCCCGTTGAGGTTGAACTCGACCGTTTTTCAGTCGTGTACTCGACCACCGATTTTTTATTAACGGTGACCGTGCTCTTGGCTTTCGTCCCATTTTTATACACTTTAATCGATACCGTACTGTTTTTTCCTTTAGTCACTGTCCCCTCTGAATAATAAACTTTCTTACTTTTAGTATCGGTGCCAATTTCAACACCTAAATACACGTCTTCACTGGTGGCTTGATCAGTTAAAAAGATACGGCCCATGCGGGCATTATTTTGATCTAACAAATACAAGTCGATTTTGCCCATTGCCCGTGGATAATTGCAGGTCATATCAAATCTAACCGTAATCTCCCAATCAGAGTAAGCTCCAGGAAACGCATTATGCAAAGCCCCGGGCCCATTCCATTTACTTTCTGTAAAACTGGTTCCAAATCGATAAGCGCCACTAGATTCGGTGGCCACGCCAATAGTATTGGGATTACTACGCAAGGCTGAGTCTATTCCGATAATCCCATTAGCGATGGTAAAAGGCGGTTCAACTGCCGTGGTACTCGTATCAGAGGGATTAGTAAACGGGTGCCAATAATCCAGGGTTTGACACGTATCATGAACAACCGTTGGTTCATTGTCCACAACCTCATCATTACTATCTACGTCCACTTCACTCCCCATATAAAGATAATTGTCACTATCCATTTCGGCAATCGCAATCTTAGTAATCGCCTGTTTGGGCTCCAGAATAAACACCGGAAAACTATCAGTGTTGGATTCCTCATCGTGTAATGTCACCGTATCGTCCGTATTAATATCAATCAGGGTGTTGTCGGCCTCATTAGTCGCGGCATTAATCACTTGCTTGAAACCACTCGTTGCGACCATAGATAGTTGTAAATCACTAATTTGAACTTGAGCGGTACCCGAAAGTTGTTGATAAGACAGATACGCCATTTCATCACCGGCAATCGGCTGCCAGGCAACTGAAACAGTTTCGGTGCCACTGCTGGCTGTTGGCGATACTGAACATAAGTCGGTGTAAGTAGTCGTACCATCATCGTCGACAACGGCTTTTCTAATTTTAAATTCAGTGGCTGTATTACTACTGGTCCACCCAAACGTTAATGACATCGTCCCACTATAACTGGCGTTATCAACGTCTAATAAATATAATTGCGCCACTTCGCCTACGACACCAGTCGAAGTAAAAACATCCCCCGTCCCTTTAGCTAAGTTTCTGGCCCCAATCTGGTACTGCCTCATTGGGCCATACGCCCGCGGATCACTGCAAGTAAATGGAACGGTAAAGGTCCCACGATATAAGGAATCAGTCACATCAAAGGTCGCACTAACATGCGCGTAATAGGTCCGATTAGGTAGCGTGTCCAAAGTTAACGCATACTCTTGACCATCAACGGGCATTAGCCAAGCCCAAATATCGCTCAAAGCTTTCTGCTTTTCTTGATATGACTTAGCCCCATACAATGTAAAGGTAATACTAATCGTTTTGCTCTGAACATCAGTCCCTTGATACAAATCCCCGATGATCGGTTGAACATCCTGAATTGTATCGGTCAAGGTGGGCAACGGGTTGCTGATACTATCCATTTTCAGTCCCATCGTTCGACTATGAATCCCATTGAAGGTAATCCCAAGTTCATTATTACTGATCCCGTCAATAATCAACGTGTCACCGCCTGTCCTGCCCAAAAGGCATCATTTTTTGTTTTATTGGTTGAATTTTTACGAATAACATTGCCGACTTTTTGGACCCCCAGATAGACATTTCCTTGCGTCGCGACTGACTTAATAGCATCGGTTAACGTTTTAATCGTCGTGCTGTCACTAGTCGGATTAGTAGCCGTATTATTGACGCTGGTCGTCATATCAGTTTTAGCATTAGCCGCTAACTTGGTCGCACTAATGAGATTGGCATATAACCCATTAGGATCCTTTTTAGCTCGTTCACTAATCGACTCTGACAACAAACCGTCAGCGGTTGGTTTAGCCTCGTTAACAATGGTTTCATGTGGATATAATGGATCTTCACCAATAATAGCGTGTGTCAGCTTATCCACGACACCACCGTTAGCGTAACCTTCTGGACCAGAAACACGAGCAAATGCGCTGGCTCCCTTACCATAAATGTGTTTCATGTAATTAATACCTGCTAACAAATCATCATAGCCATTGTAGATATGACTATGGCCGGCAAACTTATACGCATCAAATGTTGACTGAATGGTTTGTACTAATCCCATCGAAGGATGACCGGCTTTAGCATTCGAGTCCCATAAATTAATAGCTTTAGGATTACCATTTGATTCACGCGCGATGACCCGCATCCATGCTGATATTTGACTCGCGGTTGCCGAAAATCCATTTGCTTTCAGTGCTTTAATAACATACGGTTTCCACCGCGTCACTGAACTACCACTGGGATTGCTTTCTGTCCCACCGGCATCATCACCTAAGCCACTGATGAGTGAACTAAATTTTGATTCAATGGATTTCATAAACTTGGTCCCAATAGCTGTCCCAAACGTTTCAATAAAGTCAGAACCACTAAACTTTGTGATAGATGACCATAAACTCTCCAGCGATTTAATTGGGTGCGCAACAAAATGTGCTAAGGCAGTCGTCTTATCTTTCACCCACGACGCTGCCGTACCAAACATCGACTTAATGCTGTCCCAAGCACCGGTACCAGACGCAAAATGCGTCAGGCCTAACGCTGGTGCCGCATATTTCGCTTCTGTCGCGTTTAACACCTCATCACCAGGCATTAACTCCCGTTGAACGTTTCGACCGTATATCGGCTCAACATCGCCATTGTGGTGTAAGATAATTTCTTTATTACCACCACCCGCGACATCAGCACCATCATTCACCACCGCATGCGTCAATGTATTGATACGGCGGGTCTCAGTAGTCCCAGTGGCAAAATGAACCTTACTGATATCACCAATGGCTTTCTTCTTGCCACCAAAAGCACTAATAACCTTATCAATGCCATTGATACCTGCATTGATGACCGCAATAACATCATTAATTCCATCTTGCGCGAATCCTTTGATATCTTTCCAAATGCCTTTGAAGAAAGTCCCAATACCATTCCACATTGAATGCCAACCGGATTTAATCTTCTTCCAAGCAGCACTAAATAGATCGACCATTTTACCAAGTCGACCACCAGTTAAATCATTGAGATAATCATAGGCCGCTTTAAAGTAATCCTTGACAGTAGACCATAAGTCTTTGACTAATTTTTTTATATCTTTTCCCAGCTTTGACCATTTACCAGTGAAAATATCGTAGAAAATAGTTAAGACATCTTTGATATCTTTCCAGGCATCTTTGAATAGGCTAATGACATCGTCCCACAGGTTTCCCCAACTTTTTTTGACATCACTAGCAGTCTTTTTGATCCACTTAACAGCCCCGTCATACAGTTTTTCAAACCACTGGACGACTTGTGGAATAGCTTTTTTGGTCCATTTAACCAAACCATTAACAAAGTCCCTAAACTTCTTATTATGCTTATAGAGTTCGACTAAAACGGCAATCACTGCAGCAACTGCTACAGCAACTTTTACCCAAATATTAGTGCTCAGCACTTTATTGAGTAATTTTTGTGCAGCCGTCTCGGTGCCAGTTGCCTTGGCTTCTGCGCGTTCGGCTTTAGAAAGAGATTTAATAAAAGTAATTGTCTTGCCAATTGACGATGTTCCGTCACCTTTACCAAATAAGTCCTTAATGCTGTTTGCAACACTCGTTAGTTTCACTTTTGAAATTTTATATAGGTTTTTGTAGAAATCAGCAAAACTTTTAGTAGCCTTGGCAACTTTAGCGGTCACCCACATACCACCTAGAACTTTGCCGAATGTTTCGAGTGCCCCTTTATGTTTCGCCAGATCATTCAATGCATCGCTCAGACCATTAACAGTTTTTTTGCCACTCGCAAGTTTCGCAATCGGGGTCAATAGCATTTTTATGCCATCAACAATCCCTTTTGCAAACCCTGTGCCCACATCACCCAGTATCTTAATAGCGGACCATAACCCTTTAAAAAAGTTAACAATCTCTTTAGAATGTGATGCAATACCACTGGCTAACGATGATACTGCGGACGTAATCTTTTTCATGATACTGTCAGGATTGAAGGCTTTGATATCGACAGCTTTTGAAAGCGAAGTCGTCACTGTTTTAACACTTTTGGCGAGCGTTTCACCAAGTTTGTCAAACTCTTTGGTGGCTTTAGACGATGATACCCACTTTGACACGGCACCATAAACCGGATTTGAAGCGTTTAAAAAGGGCGTCGTCAAAGCAGAAACCAGTGCCGGCACACGCGCCTTAATCGTTCGTTCCATACCAGTAATCGTTTTTAACATATTTTCTGAAGCTTTTGAATATTTAACGTTACCTAAATTTTCAAATACCTTCTCGTAATCTTTGCCAGAAATCTTCCCAGCAGACGCCATCTTCCGCATTTGAGCCATGGTTAACTTCGCATTGCCGGTTATTTTTCTCTCGTACTTAAGCAATGATTCATTAAACATCGGAAAATATTGCGAGATCACATTTAAGTCACCAGTTGTGATATTGCCAGATAATGAATGAACCATATCTTGACTAGCAGCCTTTATTTGATCACCGCTTAACCCAACGGCATCTGACATATTAAGCATTGCTTTCGACAAGTCATCTGCTTCCGATTTACTAGAATGCAAGTGATAAAAGCCTTGTTCTAGTTCGTTAACGGTATCAGTGGCTTGCCCAGTTTTAATAGCCAGTTGATTAATAGTGTCTACCATACCGTTAGCTTTGGATGAGGATCCTGTCAGCGTGGTCCAAGCCTGTGTCATAACTTGTTGTTCTTTGGTATAAGCAACCGCTTCATTCAGTGCTTCTTTAGTTAGGTCAACAATTTTTTCAAATCCTGCCTGAACCGCTGCAAGCCCACCAGTAATTGCATTGCCTACGACTGTCCCTTTAATGATATCTTTTAACCGCGAAGCTGATTTGTTGGTTTTGTCAAGATCATCCTTGGTCTGCTTAATCTTTTCATCAGCATTACCAGTTTCAGTCATCTTGATGTTGATATGCTTTTTAGCTAAATTATCAGCATCCTTTTTCGTCATCTTTAATGTTCGATTCACGTTGCCAGAGGTTGCACCTTTGATCGTAAAGCGTTTACCATCAAGACTTTTTCTGTCAGCCATAATGGCTTTAATTTCCTTACTAGCATTGCCCTTGATTTCAGCGTTAATAGTGGTCTTTTTGATGCCCAGTATGCCCTTCATGTATGCTGTGAAGTCTTTAATTTTGGTCTTACCTTTGGTGTCATCGATATTAATCTCCGCACCTTTTTTTAGTTTGGCGTCAATCTTAGCTTTACCACTAGTGACATCTTCAACCGCCTTATTCATGTTTTTCTTAGTGTTGGTGCTGATCTTGTCGCCTGCACCATCACCAACGGAACTGAGCTTTTCTTTGGCAGACTTAGCCGCCTTCTCAACCGTTGATAAAAAATTAGCATCTTTCCCATTTAAAACAATGGTTACTGTGCCGTCTGCTTGAGCCATAACGTTCCTCCTTTCTAAATTAAGAATTTTAGTTCATCGAAATATAGTTATATTCGGCTTCAACCATTTCATAATCAGTGGGTGTCAATGCGTAGTCAGCCTTTTGTTTCACCAGTTGGCTATATTGCCGCATGGCCTCAGGATTCTGTGCTGGATTACTTGGTGGCTGCAGCTTAGCTTGTCGAATTGCTACTATCCGCCTAAACTGGCAATCATCTGGCAACCCAATGAGCATCGCTTGAAACTTAGCCCAATGTAGTTTGCCCCGTAAGTCCCACAAATCGATACCATATACCTGTTTGAATGACGCATATAATGCCATTGAATCTTGGTCAAAATCCCACGTTTTATCGTCTGGCACCTGCGTTTCAATTTTTTCACCAGTTATATCTACTTGCTGATCATCGGACTGATTATATGGATGCTCTCCTATATATTCTGACAAGGTTTTTAACGTCTCGTAGCAATCGTTAAGTAGCAATCTTCCGTTGATGGCATCTTCGATAGCTGATGGTACTAACAAAAAAAGCGACGCCAACGCGCGCCGCTCTGTCCATAACTGTGGGTCCATATATTTAAAATACTTGATAACATTGTCAAAGGATAAGTCGACCGCATATTTTCTGTCGCCAATATAAGTATCAGTCAGTAAGGCCTGACTTAGCGTTTTTAACATCTTCATCACCATCTAACAACGCCCCGGCAGCTTTGAAGGCAGCACCAGTCGCACCAGCAATTTGCTTGGCGATCTTCTTATCTTGTAAATTGATTAAATCAACAATTTTATCAAAGAAAGCCGTAATCGCAGTCACGGAAACTAACGTCGTAGCTACTAAATCGCCAGCTTCAACATCTTGACCTAATTCATCGACAAAAATCCGATCAAATACGTACTGGTAAAGTTTCTGCAAATCCTGTTCAGAATGATTCATTTCAGATTCAATATCCTTGCTATGCTTGTTGTAATCATCAAGCAATCGTTGGACGTTTTGTTCCTTTTCAACTTTAGAATATGTCCGAATCAACGTTTTGTATTTGCCTAAAATTTCCATGCGCTTACTGTCAGCAAAACGCAATAATACCATCAAGTCATCATGTGATTTTAAATACAACTGCTTACCACCAATTTCAAAGTTAACGTCGTTCGATGGATCTTTAAAATCAGTTAATTTGATTGTTGCCATTAATATATTCCTCCATAACGGCCGCCCCTAACGGTATTGTTTATTTATAAGGCGACAAACTAAGTTTTTAAGCTGCTGCGGCTTTTACCGTAATTGTGAGCGTGGCGGCAATTGATGAGTTTGACTTCACAAACCCTTGTAAGACAGTTGTCCCTTCAGCGACGCCAGTCACAATACCATCATCAGAAATCGTAGCAATCGTTGTGTCTTCAATCGACCAGTCAATCGCATTGTTCGAAGCATATTCCGGTACTAAGGCCGCTGTGACCTGCTGGGTTGCACCGATAGCCACCGCAACTGATTCAGGGGATAATGTCAAACCAGTTACTTGGCACTCAACTGAGCCATCAGTATGAATAACGTATGGCATCCCATCAACGGTTAAGGTAAAGCTCAATGGTGAGGTGGCATTAACCGCGCCAGACCATGCTAATGGCGTCGTGATAACCGCTTTGAAAATGTGAATCGTGCTGTCTGGATCAATCACAATTGCTGTCGTTTCTAGTTCACCAGACAGTTTGGTAAACTTATCCCGAATATAGTCTTGTGCGGGATCACCAATATAGGTATTACCAGTGACCGCATACGTTACCGCTTTAGCCGAGACGTTCGACTTTTGGAAGCCGGCATCCAGCATATCCGATTCCGTATCGACGGTTTCAGCAGCTGCTGGTGTCACTTCAGTAATTCCTTTCCCCAAGCGGGCCATGTCAGTGCCAGTGGGGAATTTTTCGGCTAAGATATCCGCTGCAGAGATCCCATAATAAGCCTCTAAGTCAGTGTTACCTGACTTATCAATATAAATCTTACTGTTGTAGCCATATGAATGGCGTTGTGTTAAAGCCAATTCGTTTCCTTCTTTCTTTTAATAGGGTGTAATAATATTGACATTGATATCAATTGAGAAATAGTTCCAATTATCATCACTGCCTTGATATATCGGCAAAGTCACTGTCGGTTTATCATTAATTTCATAAGAATCGTTGGCTGATACTAGTTCGTCGAAAGCACTGGCAATATAGGTAGCGAATTGATTCAGCACTGAAATGCCATTAGCTTGCGTCTTATACGTAATCTCATAAGTCAATGTCCGTTCGGTATTACCGAGCATATCCATCGACCCAATTTGTTCACCGGCCATATGTTCCAGTCCCATTGATTCCCCGGTTTCTGGATAACTGGCATAAAATGGAATTGCCGGATCCAGCCCTGCCGGGAATGCTTTGATCGCATCATAAATGCTTTCAAGAATATCAGTTGTAGTCTGTAGACTAGCTACCATTGTTCAAGATTCCCTTCTTAAAAGTCTCTCTCCATTCATTCATGTGTAGCTGTTTACCACGTAAGTCCCACCGTTTACCAGTACCATCAGTCGTATAATGACGGACCCGATGCTGCTTTCCAGCTCGGTCAGTAACAATACCGTAGAATTGTGCTCTGGCATATTTAATGGCTGGTCCACCATATGTGATTTTTGTATTAGCTTCGTCAATAACACCAGATGAGCTAAGGCTAACTGCCCCATCGCTTCTCTTAGGAATCAACGGACGCATATCACGTTTCATTAAATTTAAAGTGTCGCCTCGTGCTTGTTTCAATCGTGAAGCACTCACCAGCTTCTTAACATTGGCGAGGTCAACATTAACGTCAACTTGCATTAAACCACCTCCAATTCATAACAAAACACCATGTCTCTAAACGGTTGTTTAATAATATTCACGTTAGCCACGCTACGATAAACGGTGTCAGCAACGATCTTCCAATCATCATCGCTATCCATTTTCGACAAATCTGGACAGGATACCGAATTACCAGCCGAATCGACGGCCTTAACATAATCTGGATAAACCAAATAGACATCCAGATGCGTCAGCAGTTCTCCTTGAGACGACATGTTTTTAATACTCTCGTGATCAATGCGAAGCTTTGTAAGCTGATATTGCTCATAGGTTGGCTGGCCATACATGTCTTTACCTGTAACATGTGCAATGGTTACCTTGTCGGTCAGCATGTCACGCATACTCGGTGTTAATTTGACTTTTCTGGTCATCTAAACACCTCGATACAGTAGCCCTGTTGGAACCAATTGACGATAAGCATCAGCCGAGAGATAACCATCAGATGAACCACCAGTTGATACTGGCGTGCTGCCATAGTTGATAGAAGTGCGTCCCATACTAATACTTTGGGCTTCATTCTCAGCTTGGTCTTGTGTCAAGGTGTCATTCTCAAACTGATTGATAGTTTGCAAAGCCACCGCTTGTTTAAATTTAGTAACTCTAAACGTATCGGTATCAGTAGCTAAATCATGATGTTCATAAAAACTCATGGTTAGTTCATTGATTACTTGTTCGGCAAACCACTCATACTGATTGAAATCTGCTTCCGTAATCGATAAGTCCGCAAATGGCAAGGCTTGGAATTCGCTGTAAGTTAAATAAGCCATTGGATCACTTCCAATTCTCTTTGAGTAGACCGTATAAATCATCCTTTAGGGTGACGCCACTATAATCAATACCTAAATCGTCTAAATACGCTTTGATATCGGCAATTGTCACGTCCGATTCGGCCGGTAAACTAGTTGGTAACGGCTCCGCTGTGGAAGCCGCTACTAGTTTCCCGATGTCGTACCATCAGTGGTCGACGTAGTCGATGCAGTTGCCGTAAGTGCCGCATTGGCAGATACATAAATACCTGGCTTAGCATTGTCAAACACGATTGCATCATAGTATGACAAGCCTTTGATAGTGTAACGGTTACCACTACGGTCAGTAGACGGGTCAATTGTCGAAACACTGTCATATTTAACAATAGGAGCAACCGCACTTAGTGGTGCCAAGACGTAATTAATAGCTCCGTTTGGCACTGATAAGCCAGCCAACCGAGACTGTGCAACTTCCAGAATTGGAATCGAACCATCTAACTGTGCAACTGTCCGGTTGACTCCTTGAATCTGTTGTTGATTAGTTGTAAACGTCCGTGTCAGACCAGTAGCATTTTTCAGTAACCGATAAAAGGCTGAACTTACGAACATGACAAAGCCGCCAGGAATTTGGTTATCTGTCATGTACTGTTCCGCTTCATCATATGCATCAAGTGCGTTATCTTTCGTAATTGTCTCAGTAACTGTTTGACCAGCGTTATCAATCAGCGCTTGCACAGCAACTTGATCGCGTCGTGGAATCGTAATCAACCGATTGTGTTCTTCAACGATGTTGGCAATCTGTAATGCCCCACTTTCAGACATATCCAATTCATCGACATCATATGCGAACCAATCTTCATGGGTAAGGTTCAATGTCTCCTTTTCAATGCTGACTTGATTGCGTGCATTATCGCCATTACGAACATATGCAGTCGGTGAAACAAGACCACCTAATTTATTAATCCGAACTTCATGCTTACCGACAAAATCAGCTGCAGTAATCGATTTAGCACCGGCCTGTAAAACTTGCCAAACTTGTGAATCAGCTTGATATTGTTTATCAAGCAACGCCATATCTTGTGAATCTAAAACAACTGCCATTTTCTCACCTCATAATTTATTTAGTATTTAAGTGTGCGGCGATGCGAGACACAATTGAATCGTTATCACCGCCAGCACCACTAGGATTGCCACCAGCACCAGGCTTAATCACGGGCTGGTTATTATTTTGTGTTTGATCGTCCGTCTTGAACAAATAAGCTTTGCTTTCCTTCAAGGCAGACACTTGTTCGTCTAAACCTTTGACTTTTCCATCATCATCCAGCTTGACAATGCTCATATCTAATTGGCTCATCAAATCGTTAGGATCATGCACATTGGCATTAATCAAAGCCAATTTAACCGCATTGTCCGTTTGCGCTTTGGTGAGTTTGTTGCTCCACGCTTCATCCTTACTCTTTGAATCAGCTTGTAATTGTGCAATTTGATCTTTGAGTTTTTGACTAGTCCCGGCTTCATCACCAAGCTTAGAAATACTTTCGTCACGTTCCTTAACTTTCGAAGTCAGTGCTTCATTTTCAGATGTCAGATTAGTCACTTGGCTTTGCAACTCAGTTAACTCGCTATGTGTTTTACCGTACTCCGACATAACTTTCTCTAAGTTATCACCTTCAATACCTAATTCTTTTAAAAATTCGCGTGTTAACGCCATAGTGCAATACCCCTTTCGTTTTTTTACGAGGCAACGACCTCGAATAATTTGATTGCAATACAAAAAGCAGTTTAACGGCATGCTTGGGCCGAGTATTACTTAATAATTTGTTCACGTTGATATTGACGAACCAAGCCATCGTGACTATTAACATATTGACTAGTAGCCGCCTGCTGGGTGCGTATCAACGCCTTATAGTGCGTTTGCGCGTCTTCGTCGCCTAATTCCTTTGCTGATTGTAAAGCGAGCTTAGACTTGCGGATAGCCCGTTCTAAGCGACGCTGTTTCTGAACGAATTTTTCCTGCTTAATCGCATCACTAGGCGTTACGGTTTGCTTGGTTGTTTCCATATCTTTAGGATTAAAAATAGTAAAATCCGTGTGCCGACAATTAATGCCCAGCGCCCCGCCAGCTTTACCATAGTTATGATTATAAATGGTGTCGTACTTGTCATCATAGTCCGGATCACTTGCAGGAACAGTATTGACAACCTTGCCTTGCATGCGGGCACAGTCTTCACGAGCGGCCGCAAATTCGGGATAAACAATCAAATGATAATTGTATTCATCCATGCGTGATTTAACCGTCTCTGCATAAGCTTTAGGAACAGCGGTATTAATCACCATGTTGGCATAAGTTTCGACATTCCAATTTCGACCGGCCTTATCAATCAGATTCGTTTTAAGCCCGTTATCCTGCCACTGATAAATCGTATCAGCTAAGGCTTTTTTTGGCTCTTGAGTGCCAGTCAATATCTTGGCAACCGTATTTTGCAAAATGTCACGATAGGCTTTGGCCTGGGCTGAGGTCGCAGTATTTCTGGTTAGCAAGGTTTCATTGATCTTATTATCAAGACTCTCATTGGCCATTTTGGCATAATTTTTCATCAGATAATCAATCTCACTGGTTGGCTTAGGCTCTTTGCCGGTTACTTTGAGCAGTTCTTTTTCCGTTGTCGCCTTAATATCGGACCCAATACTCACCATAATCTGACTAACAATCTGATGTGACTTGTTAACATGACTAGCAATTTGCTGGATGGTTTGAGCGTTAAAGTCCCCTAACTCAGCTAACCGTTTAACCTGCCAAGCTAGTACGTTGTCACTGTTGAGTTTACTCAAATCATCTTTATTCAATCGTTCAATGATATTCTTGATAACCTGCGCTTGGATGGCATCATATTCACCTTGTAACACCTTGACTGCTTGATCAACCTTGCTCATCGCTCATCAACCCCTATTCACTGCTAGAATGATTACCAAGCAAGTCACTAATATCAGGCGTAGTATTGCTAGCTTGCTGAGCCGTTTCAGTGGCAATCTCATCAGCTAAATCTCTCGCAACACTTTCCGGAACTTCCAGAATATTCTTGATGGCCATCCACCGAGGGACAACACTACTAGCCAGCAGTCCTTGCCAATAAGTCGCCCGTGACTGCTTGTCAACAAATACACCGTCATCAAATGACACTGAAATATCCAGATCATCAAAATCAACATCCTCAGCTTTTAGTGGTGCTTGATGATTTGGAAATAACTCAGGCACCATTGAAAGCTCCAGAATGGCCTTAACCAAGGCATCAATATTATTTTCAACCATGGTGCAATAACTTGAACGTGTTTGATACGTATTAGAATTTTCAGAAATCACTTGCGTAGCTGTCACTTGACTGTTACCCGATTGGTAGCTAAAAGTATTGGCTGAGAAACCAATTTCCATTTCAAACTTGCGCATATACTCGTTAATCGCATTACTGAAATCATCAACACGTAAATCGGGATTAAATTCCGTTGGCTGGACTGATTCACGATTACCTGGAATTGCTAAATAGACATCTGAAATATCATGTTCAAATGAGTTCGCATTGTGAATTTTATCGCCTTGGGGCTTTCTGAACATCTCGGGCGGAACGGCAATCTTGCGGCGACCGGTTAAAATTTCCCAATGGAATGTATCATAAGTGTCATTAATCGCTCGGAGCGTGCTAAGCGAGTTATCAGGTATACCAACACCCAATGGACTTTCTAATGACTTATTATTGGCGCCTGACGTCTTAAAGAAAGCAAACAAAGGATACTTCAGATTTTCTATCGTCACGGTTGGCTGAATATCCGCATATTCTGGTATCGCACTCAAGGATACTGGTGTCCCAACTGAGGACTTAACCGGTGAACGATATAATTCATTAGTAATGACATAATCTTCGCCTTGCCATTGATGAAACTCTAATAACGTATAATAAATGGGCACATTAGCCTCAGATCGCACAGTTCGTGAGGCAATACAAATATCACGGACACTATTGGTATTAGATTCGAGCGGATAAGTCTGGTCTGCACGACACCAAGCAAATTTAATATCACCACTTACTGGATCAACATATGGCTTAATGGTCATGGTTCCTAATGCAATTGCTTCTTCCAATCGTTCTTCATAATGATCCTTAAAATCATTTTTTAAGAACACTTGTTGTAAATATTCATCTAACTTAGCTGCACGTTGTTCACTTTGATCAGTCGACGTGCCATCACGGTCATCATTTTTGGCACTCAATGATCCAATATGAATTTCACATTTCTCATTAAAGATGATAGACGCCAGCTTTCGTGAGGCAACCTTAGTCATGTTCAGCGTAAATTGTTTCCGCTTTAGTCGTGTGCCAAATGAGTTACGGTACCAAACATCATCCCAGCTATCCGTATAATACTTAATGTCGCGTTTAATACGGGTATATTCACGCGAATCGATGCCAATCCTTGGATCATCAGTAATATTTTTTAAAGTTCCCGTCATATTATTATCTCCACTCAGTTTGTAACCAGCATTAATCAGTAAGTTGCCAATCGTATTTCTAATCGTCAACATCTCACCACCTTAATATTTAAGATCCAAATCCGCCAAGTTATCTAAAACAAAATATTGAAAAGCATCGACCGTATGGTCATCAACTTTAACAACTTTAGGTTTATCAGTCTGTAAGCTATCCGCGTCCCACTGATACTTGCGATGCTCACTGACAAATATTTGATTAGCTTCATTATTGATATAATAAAAACGTCCAGTGGCTAGTAAGTCCTGAACGTGATCAATCATAATCGTCTTTTCAACTTTATTAACATGGTGCCAATGTCGGCCATACAGCCGATAATATTCATGGTCAATCGCATAATCAGACACGGCCTCATCAGCCGTATAATTATATGCGCCAACGTTAAAGTGCTGCTCACGACTCATTTCAAACTCATACAAGTCTTTAGCTAGTTCACTAGGTGGTCGTTTTTCAGATTGATGCACCGGGCTGTAGTAAAAGGTATCAAGCAGAATCACGCGTTTTTTAGCTGTGATTGCAATACATAATTCGGTTGTGGCTGACACTTGTTGCCCAGTATCTTGACTGAAATACAGTGACGCAATGTGGTCATCATCTGGGAATGTTTCAAGTGGATGTAGTAATTTAGAATTGTAAACACTTGTTCCCAATCCGATAATTTCACCTAAGTATAGCCATCGATAATAATCATAGTCCGTCTTCTTATATTGATTGATTAAGGCAAGCGTTTGTTCACTTGTAAAGCCACGCACGTCACAACGATAGTCACTCGTATCAATTAAGTATGCTGGATTTTGTGCTACTTTATCAATCCATTCATTAATCCAATCATAGGGGTTCTTAGGCGGATTATAGGAGTAGTAAACTTTGACCTGATCAAGCCAATCTGGTTTCTGTCGAATGAAAGTTGGGTTTGATTGGTCAAACACGTCCGCTGATTTCATGTTGGCCGCTTCTTCGTACCACACCGCAATCACGTTACCGACAACGTTGGACTTCAACTTATAAGGGTTATCGGCCCCATAGAAATAAAACGTGCTGCCAGTTCGCTTATGTTGAATTGTGAGTGGTGATTTATAAGCCCTAAACTCATCATTTAGTTGTAACAGGTCTATAGCCCATTGAATCTGTTTATAAACCGTATCATGTAAATCAGTCTTGTTGGCTAAAATGCAAATGATATTAGCCTTGTAACGTTGCTGAATCGCTTTCTTCATCATTGTGACAAGTTTCAAACTGATCACGGACGATTTAAACGAGCCACGGCCACCGTTAGCTACGATGTAAGGTTTATCGGTAAGCCACATCCGCTTAAAGTGCGGGTTAATCAAGTCTGATATTCTGATAACCTTCTTGATCTTCGTATCATCAACTACCAGCGTCTTCATCTTCTATGCCTCCCACATCATCAACTATCAGTGTCTGTCCCTCATTGCTTTCACCACTCCGGGCCTCTTTAGCTTTAGACTCAGCAATATCCGCTTCGGCCTCAGCTTTACGGATTTGAGCTTTGACTAGCTTATCATCGCCCGGATAGCGCTTGAGTATCTCCCGTGCAGCGGCAATCTTAGTCTTCAAATCAGCAGGAACATCAACCTCGCTTACACTGAACTGGGTCGCCACCACCTTAGTTTCTTTCTCTTCCCCTCTAGCTATACGGGTAAGCAACTCAACGGCTTCTGTGGCGTCCATAATGCGCTTGGAAGCTATCTCGGCCATCTGTTCATCGATGTATTGCTTGATGTCAGGTTTTGTCAGGTTTTCCTGCCCAACTGATCGGGCTGAGCGTTTACTATACCCCGCTTTGCGAGCCGCATCAGCAGCATTTCCAGACTTGATATACTCATCGGCAAATTTACGCTGTTTTGGCGTTAACTTTCGTTTCATTACATACCACCACACCTCCGTTAATTGGAATTATATATTGTCATTCGGCTACGACCCAATCGTTAGCCAACATATCAGTTTGACTAGCTAGCCATGGAACACGATCCATGGGTGCATCTGGATTGTTCGTGTGTAAACCAATTGTATCAATATAAACGTACTCATGAGTCATAAATGAATTTTCATCAGGCTTCTGCAATTTAATATAAATACCGTTGCCATTCCATCCCTTACGTGCGACCGCATTTCCATGCTTTAGCTCATTAATTGCTTCTCCAAAATTCATACTTTTTACCTCCGTTTTTAACCCAGTCGAAATCGACGCGTTTGAAATTAATACATAACATGCCGTTTTGGTTGACTTTCAATTAAGACCAATTTATTCTATAGGTGTTCAAGGGTTATCCAGTTAATAACCTTTAGGTCGCTGGCGGAAAACAGTGACCTTTTTACTCGAACAATTACGCTTCACAATTATTTTTATCAGGAGGCTACAAAATGAGTTTAGAAGACAAAGCTAAGAACGCCAAAGATAAAGTTAGCGGCAAGGCCAAGGAAGTTGAAGGCAAAGCAACCGGTGACAAAACCCGTGAAGCCCAGGGCAAGGCTGAAGGCTTAGTTGGCAAGGCTAAGGATAAGTTAGCTGATGCCAAAGATACGGCTAAAGATGCTGTTGACAATCTGAAAGATAAATTTGACAAGTAACATTCTTTGAAGGCGTGATCGCCTTCTTTTTTGTATCCAAACTAAAAGCGCCATGCTTATTTGCACGACACTTCTTACCCTTGTACCATCTACCTAGCCGAGAGCCAGCCTGTACCCATTCAGGCGGCTCGTACCCATATTTGCTGTGTATCATACATGGCATTGCCGCTACCTCCCTAATTTTATGTATCAAAAAAGCCTGACATAAGTCAGACCCATGTATTGTTGCCTCATAAGATGGCGATCCTGTTATTCAACAATACAATTTTATATCATACTATATCCAACATTATTTGAGTTGCAATACACACTATGTATTTTACTAAAAAGAGCCCAACTAAATGCCAGGCTCCTGTACACGGTTGTTATCAGAAAAACGATTATAGTTTTTGCAACCATGTTTGATTATGTTACCACAGCGCACATGTTTCCGCATGTAATTTGGTGGTCGGTTTAATTGTGCCATTATTACTGAGCGCTCCAACCGTTCCAACTGATTTTTATAAGATGATTTCCGGTGCAACAGTAACTCCTGACTCAATCGTCAACAATTTGAAAGGGCGTGGTTTTATG